GACTACCCCACATCGATCGAGGTTACCGACTATCAGGAGTCGTAGTCATGGACACGCTGGCACCCCATCGCTGGGAACATGCCCGGCGAGAACTGCTCATCCAAACCGGCCGGACAACAGAACAGGAAGCACAGGCACTCTGGCCAGAGGATGACGAAGAACAGGAGGTAACGAGCAAGTAAAGAACCCAAGGCCCCCACGCTTACATAGGTGGGGGCCTATCTTTATGCCCCATCGGGGATGGAAGCAAGTGGACCATTGACCGTGGCTGGGGGGGCGAAAATTTCGGGGGCGAAAATTTGAACACGAAATCACCGGTGAATTTATAGTCATCCACCCCCTCTAGTCATTACTCGTTATGCCCGTGTGATGACCTATGGATAGTACTGGCTTAGTCACAGTCACTATTCGACCCGGCCCGGTTGCCGGGCTGCCCCCGTAAGGGGGCTAGCAGCCCGGCAGGGCCGGGGTCTAAGCGTTTAGCCCCGAGGGGATATGCGCAGGCTCTTACGGCCGAGCATACCCCCGAGGGGGAGAAGGGTTTTATCAGATAAAATGAATGTCAAAGTCAGAACTTTTCAGACAAGGGTACGTACCCCCAAATCTGTCGGAAAAACTTTTTTGTTTGGACAATCTGAATGTCAAACTCTGACAAAATTCTGAACAATTACCAGATAAAACCCCTTTTGCCCAGTATCTATAACGATTTCGAGCACTTTATTTTTATCAATGTTGTGCAGACACTTGCAGAACTTTTCAGATAAACTTAGACTGACTTTCGAGGGGGTCACCTTGGCCCCCCACGCTTTGACAGATTGGACATCTCATGCCTAAGACCTATGCCGTGAAATCCGGCAGCTTGGAAGCTCGCTCGAACACCCGCGAAGCCATCCAAAACCTCGAACCGTTCACGACCTCCGGCGCACTGTCGGGAGTTGTCGGTCGCACGGATGCAGATCGACTGCGTTCCCTCGACCTCATGTGGCACAACTTCGACGCCGACCACATCGACTACACCGTGTTGAGCTACGGCACGCCCATTGCATGGCACGTTAGCCCGGACTGGGGCGGACTCGGCCTGCGTGGCGGCTGGCACATCGTCTTGCAGAAGTTCAGCCCCACCACCTCGACGCACCAGAGCGTCGTCCGCAGAGCCTTGGGCCTTAACCATGCATGAAATCTGGGTGTGCCTCGACTGCATGCTGGCACAGGAGACAGACGAGCAGATCGATGGCGCGTGGAGCCGACTGCCCGACAGCGGAACACACGTCGCCTGCAACTTCGACATGCACGAGGGCCGAGGAATGCATGACTACAAGTCGACACCATGCGAAGGGTGCGGAAGCAAGTTAGCCGGACAGCGTTTCAGCTACACCTTTTCGGAGGTGCCAGCATGAGCGCCACAGTGCACGTGTTGGAGTTCGAGGACACGCGGATAATTGTAAGCAGCGGCAGAACGGCTATAGGGATCGAGCTGCCGTGGAAGGACATAGTGATGAAACTAAGCCCGACCGAAGCGCGAATGTTGGCTGGCTCGCTGACCCAGCATGCCGACAGGCTCGAACAGGCACATCCTACTTACACGCGTGACGATTTGGCCTTGGCTGAGGAAGCTGTTAAGCAGGCGCGTATAGCGCAATCGAGAACTGACCGAATGAGCGAGAGTGCTGAGCAGCATTTGAGAGACGCTTACATCAACCTGCACAAAGTAGAAAAATCGATCAATGACTGACACGACACAAAACATCAAAAGCCAGCGCAGGGATGCCAAAGGCAAGCTGTTGCCCAGCATCAAAGACACGCCGACACTGCCCATTCTGCAGGCTATCAATGCTGCCTTTGCCAGCATTCGCGAGCACAACGCCGAGGTGCCGCCCGCTGTGATTGTCGTAGGGGGCAACGGCAAGCATGGCAAGTCAATGAACCTTGGCCATTTCATCCCCGACAAGTGGGAGTCAAAAACCGGCGTGCATGAAATTGCAGTGAGCGGCGAATCACTGGCCAACGGTGCGGCTGACGTGCTCAGCACGTTACTGCATGAAACAGCTCATGCCCTCGGCGCCACACGTGGCATTCAGAATACGTCCCGACAAGGGCGATTCCACAACAAGCGGTTCAAAGCGCTGGCTGAGGAACTGGAGCTCGAAATCGCACATGACGACAAGATCGGCTGGTCAGTGACGAGTCTGTCGGAAGGTGCGAAAAAGACCTACAAGACAGAGCTTGCTGCGCTGCGAACTGCGCTCAAGGCCTATCGCAAACCGGACAGTGAAAAGCCAACGATCAAAACGACCGTGCGTGTCGAGTGCAGCTGTCGAGGGCTGACCGTGCCTATCAAGTTCTTCTCCGACGGTGGGATTACGTGCGAGCTGTGCGACGAACCATTCGAGGAAATCTAATGCTGTGGGAGATTGGATATCGCGAGGACACGACTGGATTGACAATAAAGTGTCAAAACAAAACTCTGGCCTATTGCTTGACGCGCGACGATGCCCAATCCTTGGTTGACGAACTCAATGACATGGCTGTGATAAATGCCGAACTCAAGAAGAAGGCAGCACAATGGCTGGGCAAATAGAAAAATCACCACTACAGGTTTGGCTGGACGCGCACGCTACGCCCGGTTGGGTGTACTCGCGCTATAAGCGAGACAGGTTAGGAAGGTTCTGCAAATGAAGCTCAAAGTGCAGCTCGACATCGGAGCGAACACCCCTGAACAGATGGCGCAAGCGCTGTCCCGGCTGTCCAATGTGATTAGGCCGCTGCAAGGCTGGCCAGCGTATCGACAGCTCATCCATGACCCGGCGACGGGCAAACCTGTCGGATACTGGACAGTGACCAAATGAGAAACACGAACCTAGCCACCGTTGCCGACACACTGGCTCTTGGCAAGAGCCGTTCTCGTGCTGAGATTTCGACCATAACTGGATTGAGCTATGCAACAGTGCTACGAGCGCTCAATGCGCTACGCGCTACGAGGGTAGCCGACACTTACCCGATCGAGTACACGATCGAATCCGGCGCCATTGTGGGCGCTGCCAAGCGGAGTAGAAATCGGGGGGCTGACGGAGACGCCAGAGTGTTCGATGCAATACTCACGCAGAAACATTTTGATGACGTGCCTTCCGTGTGGCTAGAGGCACAGGATGCACTGCTCAAGGGGCTACCTAAGCTCAACTTCGACAGCCACCGTGACCCAACCACGCTGTACACCAACCTTGTCGGAGCGGCCGAGCTGTTGGGCAGTTTTGCCTTGGCACTCAAGCCTTACCTCAACGATCCGCTTTGGCATGACCAGATTTCGAACGAGAAAAGCGAACCTTCACGTGGTAAGCTCAAGAAAGTTGTAGACAACAGGTTGGACTCTGATAATGCTTGAGCTGACGATCGTCAAGGATTTTACAAACCTTGAACTGCAAATCATGGCCGAACCTGTGCTGTACGCGACTCTCGTGCTGTTGCTTATAGCAATTGTTGGCGCCGTGCTGACGCTTCATCTCAAGCACCCCGCACACAAGGGCAGGAAGGCCAAGCAGCGCAACCGTAGGGAGATTGATGATTTTCTCGATGAGGTGTACGACAACGCTTACGAGGTAGAGCCTCTAGAGCCCGGCTCGGCGCCGAACGAGTGGTACACCAACACTGACTCCATACCCATCCAGATAGACCCTGAAACCGTGCGCAAAGCACGCGAAGAAAGTAGAAAAAGCAATGGTTGATCTAAACGATAATGACCCTGACCTGTGGCGTAAGCAGCGTGTCGAGGACGAAATGGCCGAAGAGGATGAGCCAACTGACGACAAAGAACTGATCGCAGAGTTGCGCATGCACCACCAGCAGTCGAAGGTGGTCACCGAGCGCTGCATCGAGTGCGGCGATCTGTGGCCGTGTATCCGTGTTCAGGCGGCTGATCGTCTTGAGGTGTTGTCTACCCCCTACTTCGAGGTGCAGCGATGAGCGCGGAACTGATCTACGCGACAACGAGTGAGAAGGCTGTCGCATTCTGGAAAACCGCAACTGCCCTCAAGGATCAAGAGCGCGAGCTGCGTCGAGCATTCGAGCAACGCATGACAGATGCCTATGGCCCCGTTGACGGAAAGGAAAGGCGTGACCTGTGGGTGCGCGGCGAGTACTGCGTCGGCGTGGACAGCGGCTACAGCGAGCGACCTCCCGCCGATTCCGGTTGGCGGTTGGACTCGAAGGAACACATCTGGATGCCAGCACTCGCGACGGCGGCAGGGAAGGCGTGGCGGAAAGAACTAGGTGAACTCACCATCTACGACATGCGTTCACATCTGGACGAACTGGGTATCCCGGCCCTCTGTTTCGCGGGCTCCTACCTCTTCCGTCCCGGAATTGAATTCGATGACGAGACCGGCACCCTCTACAACTTCTGGGGCTCTGGCATGTGCGAGAAGGAAGTCCTCGCACACCACGCGAAGGTGCCCGAAGTTCAGTGGCGTGAGGTCAAGCGCTCCGAGTGGTACGCCATGCAAGAGGCCAAGGAAGCCGAGGTGCAGTCGTGACTGCCGACACAACCCGCCCGACCCTCGTGAAGGCCATGTTTGAGGTGTTGTCTACCCCAGAACCCAACGACACGGCGAAGGCGATCGTCAGCAAGATACGCGCTCATTGCACGCCGTCGTCTGAGGCGTACGAGAAGGGCGGCGACCACCTGATTCTGGCGGTCGCGGATTGGATTGAGAATCCGCCCGAGTGGGTTCATGCGCCTTGGGTCGTAGCGGCTACCCCAGAACCCGACGAGTGGTGCATGGATGAGAAATGCGACCACCGTCATTGGCGGTCTGGTTCGATGCCGACGCATAAGCGAGGCGCTCAGTGCCCTCTCATCACTACCCCAGAACCCGAACCAAGCGACGAGCCCCCAACGCGCGAAGCCAGGATGAACGAAATAGTGATGATTCTGACTGGCCATTCCGCTGAGCAGCTCGCGCGTTTCGAGATGGAGGGCTGGAACTACTCGTGGCAGTACGCGATGGCGGACAAGATTCTCCACTCGCAGGCGGTTGCTCCCGCCGAGGTCACCCGCGAAGAAATCTGGAATGTGCTAGGGCCATTCATTGGGTCGGCCCGAATTGAGAGTGCGATTGACGCTCTCGAATCAGAGTTCCGTATCTCACACCGAAACGAGGCAGTGAAATGATCCCAATCGATCAGACGATCCCGTTCGAAGCTGGTTCGGTCGTGCTCGGCAACTGCCTTCAGGCGTGCGTCGCGTCCATCCATGAGCTGCCGATCGAAGCGGTTCCGCATTTCGTCCAGTTCGAGAACTTCGGTGAGGCACTTCGACTCTGGCTCGACGGACGCGGATTCGCCTTGGTCGAGCGCGCCACCTTGAAACACCCCGATATCGCGCCATGGCAGCCGGGCGTCCCCATCCTCGCCTTCGGCAAATCACCCCGAGGGGGTTGGGCACACTCTGTCGTCTGGCAAGACGGCGACCTCCTCCACGACCCGCACCCGAGCCATGACGGACTGGACGGCGAGCCGTACGAGCTTTGGGATATCACCGTCAAGAAGGGTTCCGCTGATGTCTGATGTGTCTGCTATCGAAACCCGCCACGAGCCCAAGAACCCGCAGAGCATTAAGGCCGCTTCCGCAGTTCACGACAGCGCAGTACGCCTGTCAGACCGAGAGCGAATCTATGCGATCTATTTCCATTACCCCGAGACCGTTGGGGGTGTCTCATGACTGACAACACCCCAACCGAGTTCGAGACGCGTTGCCGTTGGTGCAATGGCAGCATCCTGTCCATGCAGTTCGCGCCGCAGTTGAGCGACGACTACCTGAAAGGTGCGCTGTCGCTCCACGAGGACGGTTGCAAATCGCGACCGGCCGATGCCCGATTCAACTACCAGACGGAGGCGTGATGACTGACAACACCGAACCAACCAACGAACTGACCTCATGTACAAGGCAGCAGATTGAGTCCCAATACCCACACAGGAAGGGATTTCCCGTCCCACTCAGGGATAAAAAAGTCAATGATTGATACAGAGTTTGTGCGTGCTCAGCTTATTGAATTAGAGCAGGCGCAAGTTAGCGACGCATTAGATTTGCTCGATGCTACCGAAGCGTTGGAACGAGCTGAGCGCACACGTATTGAAAAAGACGAGGCCATTGCTCGACGCAAACGCGAGATCAGTCAGAAGCGTAAGGAACTGGAACAGGCCGAAGACATTGCCCAAGGCGAGAGCCAAGCTGTCGAAGTCGATACCCGAGTAGAAAAACTGAATGCCAAGTTCGAGGGTATTGCTCAAGGACGCATGTGGTACGAGGGCATCTTTCCTCACCAATGGCAAGGCGCACGCTTTGGTGCCGTAGCACAGCGTTGGATTCTCGCTGATGGTGTCGGGCTCGGTAAAACGCGCACAGCGGTCGGTTGGCTTGACTTGAGCGAAGCGCGCAAAGTGCTGATCGTGTGCGAGGCCAATATCTGTGACCAGTTTGCAGGTGAGGTTATGGAGCTGGCACCCGAGCGTGAGATTTTCAATCTCTATAAGAAGTCACCCAAAAAGCGCCACGAAATTATTGATGAGATTCTGGATCGGTCGGCCGCTGTAGTTGTGGTGAACTATGAGATTTGGCGCAAGGACAAGGATGTTCTTGGCAAGCTAATGGACTGGCAACTCGACACGCTTATTGTTGACGAGGCGCACAACCTCAAATCGACGGCGAGCGCTAATTTCAAATACATTCAAAGTATCGTGTTCTGTGACAATGTGTGCGGAAAATGCCGTAAGCATGTGCGAGGACTTTACGATGCTGAGGCACTACGAGCCAACCCGAGTAGGAAAGTACCTAAGCCCTGTGAGCACTGTGGGTGGAGGGTTGGTGAGCCTACTGGTCGTGTATTTGCAAAGCCTCTTGACACTTGGTTGTCAACAAAATCGATCAAACGTCTTTGCCTGACTACAGGTACTCCTATTCTCAACGAGCCTGCTGACATCTATCCATTACTTCATCTGGTTGACCCACTGCTATTCCGTACAAAAAACGGCTTTCAAGACACGTATTGCCGACAGGATGTAGTTGGTAAGTGGTCGTTCAGTGCAGGTGCACTCGATAACCTCAAACCGCTGATTCGAGGACGTTTTCTCCAACGTTCGCGCGATGACGCTGGAATCATCCTCCCCGTACAGGAGGTTCGATTGATTCGCGTGGAGTTGGATAAATATGAATACCCCAAGCAGTACAAGGCAATCCGACAGATCAGCGAGACTGCCCAGCTCATCCTTGAAAGCGGACAGGCCATGACGGTCATGCACTTGATCTCACTCATCACGCGCAAACGTCAGGCCAACGTCTGGCCGGGAGGTATTCGTATCGTGGATAAAAATAAAGAAAGCGAAACCTATGGCGAAATTATCTTCGACGCTGGGGAGATTGACGAAAGCGTAAAGATTGACGCTGTACTCGAACAGTTACAGTCTCGTCACGTTACTGGGCGCCGACAGATTGTGTTCAGCCAGTTCAAAGAACCGTTGATCGAGCTGGAAAATCGCATTGCAAAGCTTGGCATTCGAGTTGCACGATTCGATGGAGATACACCAAAAAACCTACGCGAGAAGATCAAGAGCAACTTCGATCGCAAACAGGGTGAAGAACCCATCTGGGATGTCGTGCTTGCAAATTACAAGACCGGAGGCACTGGGCTCAACTTCACTGCTGCCACTGTTACGCACATCCTCGATGAGGAGTGGAACCCCGGCAAACGTGACCAAGGCTACGGCCGTACTGACAGAATCGGCCAGACTGAGGAAAGCGAAGTGCTTATATACCGCATTCCGGGAAGTATTGACACTTGGATGTCAAACACGATTCATCGCAAAGAACAGATCATCGAGGGATTCAACGAAACCATGACAGGCAACGATCCAACGAGTACTGTGGAGAACCTTATGGACGCGATCAAGTCGGGTGAGATGCTGTGACTTTCGTTGCCGAGCGCTGCTGGCCCTGCATTGTTGGCCTTCACGAAGAGTGCTTCGAGCCCTTGATTGTTGCAGACGACAGTCTCGAAGGCGATTGGACTACCTGCTGCTGCAGCTCAACACACGCTGATCCCGATGCTGCCGCATTTGTCAACAGTGTCGGGCGTCCTATGCTCACACCGGGAGAGATCACAGACCCCATCAGCACAGGGCGTAAGCGCGCTGCCGCCTACTATCCGATCTATGAGGGCATGGAGTGTGAGTGGGCTGGGCTCCGTTTCGCTGGAGGTGGGGTAATCCCCATTGTGGGCTGTCGAGGTAACACGATCACGGATAAAAAGGGTGGCGATGAGGAGAATAAGCAAGGTGACCGTCATCATGGCCCCTCAAAGTCGACAATCAATAATGCTCCCGGAAACGTGCATCGGGTTTGCTCGGTGTGCCATACACACTGGCATGTCGCCAATGATAAGTTCTATGACACCCCTCGGCCAGCGGCCGATCAACAGTGGTATCCAAACGCACCTTACTTCGTTCACGACGACAGCACGCTCGCAACAATAGAAGAGCTGGAGCAGAGCGAAGAATACTGGGCTAAGAAGAACCACGGCGAGTATCCATTTGCAGCACCAGAGATCGAGAAAATGGAAAATGATGCTTGACAGCGAATGGCTTGGCTGTGGTAAGCTCAACGAGATCAAAACAGATTGGACTCTGAAATGCTTTTATGGCTTGACTTAGAAACAACTGGCCTAGAGCCGGTTGCTGACTACATCCTCGAAGTGGCATGGACCCTAACGGCTGATGACCTCACCGACATCGTTGAGGATGGTATTCAGCATCGTGGGGTGACTACTTACGATCTCCAGATGCACAAACTGCGGACAAACAAATTTGTGCTCAACATGCACACTAAGAGTGGCCTCCTCGATGAGCTGGAGAACGCCCACACCCTAGTACTGAGTGATATTGAGGATTTGATTCTCAGTGATCTCGACAACCAGCCGGATCAGCCCATCTACCTAGCTGGAGCTAGTGTTCATTTCGATCGAGCTTTCATCGACCAAGGAATGCCCCGGCTGGCTCAGCGCTTGCATCACAGGATTTATGACACCAGCTCGATCAAGCTTGCCGTAGAGCGTTACATGTCCCCAATGAAAAATATCGTAAACAAGCACCCACACCGTGCTGCGAGCGACGTAGAGGAATGCTTGGGCGTTGCTCGCATTATCGATACCAGCTTGAGGTTTGCAGGATTTGCAATCTCATTGACTTCATACGAAACAAGGCAGAATCTAGCTAACGCCTTCTATAACTATGATCTCGGCTACGGTTTTGTCAAAGAAGAGAAGGCCACCAATGCCTAGTGTTTCCCATTCAGAGGTAGACAGCTACCTGCTCTGTCGTCGCAAGCACTACTACGGCTATGGTTTGAGTCTGCAGCGCGTTACTACCTCTAGCTCGCTCGCAACTGGTACGGCCATTCACCAGATTGCTGATGCCTTCTACAGCGCGATCCTCGCTGCCGGTAACACGATCCAACTTCAGCAAGCAGCAATCGGGGATGCTATCAAAGCAGCCAAGGTCAAGCTCGATGAGATCATGGTCGACTTCGAGCAGGATGAAAAGCGCGTCTCGCTGGAAGAGCTGTTCTTCACGTGGTATCTACCCAACGAGCCCTTTATCAGCAACGGCTGGCGCATTCTTGCATCGGAGAAGAAATTCAATCTCCAGTACGACGAAAACGAGGCGGGCGACCCGCTTACCTACCCGTTCGTCATTGACCTCATCGTTCGTGATCCCGAAGGCAAGACTGTCGTCGTAGACCACAAAGCGGTTTGGGATTTTTACACGGACGCTGATGCCGAGCTACAGCCTCAGATTCCCAAGTACATCGCCGGGCTCCGTGCATTGAATTTCAAGGTTGATTACGGCATGTACAACATGCTCCGCACTCGACTCATTCGAGGTGCGAAGAAGAACAAGGCTGAGTTGGTCGAGGCAGTGTCGGCAAAGTGTGCCGATCCTGAATCAGATTATGACAAACCAGTGTCAAGATTCACTGTTGTTGAGCTTGAGCAGATGGCTAGCGACATGGACATTCAGGTCTACGCAGGACCCGATCTTGACCAGATGCTTCTAACCAAGAGGCTCGACATCCCCACACCTCGTATCGTGCAGACGTTCAAGGAACAGATCGCTGTTGCCAAAGAGGTGCAGGCACTCAAGACGTTGCCGATCGAGGAGCAGGATGCTCGGGCATATCGCACAGCAAACAAGATGGTCTGCAACTCTTGCAGTTTTCGTGACCTGTGCACGACCGAACTGATGGGCAACAACACCAAGCTCATGATCGCTACCGAGTTCCAAGTGCGCGAACGAATCGCTTTCGTAGAGGTGTCGGAAGATGCCTAGCTACCAAGAAATCGGCATCGTTTGGAGCAAGCCCGGCGTGGGTACTCCCGTACAGGCTTGCCAAAGTTGTGGAGCCATCATTGAAACTCGCGATACAAAGAACCATGAGAGATTCCATGAAGCGCTTGCAAAGCTCTTCGCGGACGTGACAAGATCACACACAGAAAAAGAACTAGGACTAGAAAAGGAATAGAAATCAGAATGGCTAACTCACTCGCGACCATCATGGGCCGCATGCAAGACCTAGAAAATCAGACCGTAGAACGCAAGCTTTTCACTGTCCTGTACGGCCCCTTCGGGACTGGCAAGACGATCCTCGCTGCTGGCCTAGCGCAGAAGCTGATGAAGCAGTTCGGCGGGCGCACTCTCTACCTCGACAGCTCGGATGGCTGGGTGTCCCTCGACATTTGGAATGGTGCCCTCAAGAAGGGTGTCACTCGCTACGAACTGTCGGACTCCCACGATCTCGCCGTCATCGCTGGCGGCCTCAAGTCTCGGACAGGCAAGCTGAAGGATGTCACAGTACTCATCATCGATGAGTTGTCATCCATTGCCGAGGACGTGCTAGAGAACGTGGTACGCGACCGGGCAGGAGTGCTCAAGGGGGTCGATCTCCCCGAGGTCGAAGGCAAGGACTATGGCCCTATGACAGCCATCATTGGCTCGATCATGCGTGATCTCAAGCGTGTTCCTAATCTTCACGTCATCGTGATCGCGCACGATCGTGAGCAAACACTGAAGAATCAATCGGTAATGCATCGTCCGAGCTTCAGCCCGCTCTTGAACACCGCAGTTCAAAAGGTCACCCACGTCACTGGTTATCTTAGCAACGAGATTCAAAACCATGCAGGAAAAATCACGTATGTCCGACAGATTCAGAGTCAGCCGTCTGCGCTAGTAGCGGCTAAGAGCAGGATCACGGATATGCCTCTCAAGGTCGATTCTGTGGAGTGGGTCAATAGGATCAACGACTGGGTTGCTAGCGAGGAATTCCTTGAGGACATTTCGGGCACCGAGCCCGCTGTCGAAGTTTACGATGACTCAGAAGATGTCATCGAAGAGGATCAGGGTACGGATGAGCCGGACCCTGACGATGCCCCGGCATATGTCGGGCCAACCGAGTAGAAAAAGAAAAAGAGAAAAATCATGACTGGAATTCTTGAAGAGTACGGGCTCGATGTCGACGCGGCAGAAGAGCTTTCGTTTGACGTGCCTGATGGCGAATACGACTTCACTGTGGGCGACATGTTCATTCGCGTGGGGTCAAAAGCCCAGCCCGACAAAAGCTGGCTCATCATTGAGTACCTGCTGGACAGTGGTAAGAAGCACGGTGAGCTATTCGGCCTGCCGATCGACGCCAGCGCTCCTACAGACAAGGAAAAGGGTGTCCTTGGGCGCTACAAGTCTCGTCTGAAGAGCCTCGGTTTCTCGGAGGGGCAGCTCAACGAAATCGGGCGTGATGAGATTGTAGGAATCGAAGGTCACTTCGTTCTACTGACCTCCAAGGGCTACCAAAACATTCGCAACCTGATCCTCTTCGATGATGGGGAAAACCAGTTCACGGATGGTACTGCAGAAGTAGGGCCGGGTAACCCCGCGACCACTTTTGTCGGTGAAGAGGCACCTGCTGCCCCAGCAAAAAAGGCACCTGCCAAGCGTGCCCCTGCTGCTAAAGTAACACCGTCGGCCGAGGCCCCCACCTCGGACGATAACCCGTTCTCCTAAGCGGCTAGGAGAACACGAGGCTCAGTCAGTCACCTGCAGTTCTAACCTGTAGCTCTCACTGGCTGAGCCTCACCTAAATCTCAGATTGGAAGTGCTGTACCTATGGGTGAGACAGAGAGCAAGACGTACGTCACCAAGTTCGAACGACGACTTGCCGAAGGGTATGTTCTCAACAAGATTGACGACGAGTACCGAGCCAACGTAGCGAAGATGAAACGCGAGCTAGAACAAGCCCAGTACGAAACCCGCCGACTTGAAAAAAAGCTTTTGGATGCACAGGCCAAGATCGTTGCTCTGAAACGGGAACGTAACAGGCACTGGGCGCACACCTACCCGGCGCTCAAGCGAAAGTGGATTGAGTTTGGTCGTCGTCATGGATGACATCACTGACCAGCTCGGTGGCTTTTACGATTACGTGTGGGGCAAAGAGCCGACTAACGGAAAACAGCATTTCGTCTACCTGCCTGTCGAGTACGAGAGCAAATGGACATCCTATATGTTCGCATGGCCAAAGCAACGTAAAGCCATCCTTCAGCACACGCTGAAGTGGTCTGCGATTAAGGCCAATGTGTTCTATTCTCCAGCACTGTTCAACGTTGCCAACCCTGAAAAAGAGAACGTCGCAGGAAGCTGGGTACTTTGGGTCGACTTCGATGGCAATGCGCCTGACTGGTCTACTAATCCCTTCCCAAACGTCCCTACGCCAACAATGCAAATTCAGTCAAGCATCGAGGGCCATGAGCACTGCTATTGGTTACTGTCGGAATTCCTCGCAGACCCCACCACGCTGGAGGAACGCAATCGCTCGCTCGCGTACCTCATGCACGCCGACACATCTGGCTGGGATGCTGACCAAATCCTTCGGCCACCCTTCACGCACAATCACAAGCGTCAGAAAGACGTGGTGATAAAGAATGTTGCGCGATGAGATGCTGGCCTACTAATGAAGAGCTATAGCCTTAGCTCTTTCGATGCCGTCCCCAGCTCGAAGGAACTTGTCAGCGGAGAACTGACTCTCAAAGAGTTGCCTACGGTCGAGCAGGTGCGAACCCTCGCGACATGGACAAGCGAGATGTTGGAGCGCTTCGACCGGCCGAGTGAGTTTTTTGATCGACAGCTTGATGGCTCCAAGCAGGATCGTTCGGCCGCAATGGGTGCGTTCACTTACCTCGGCGCCGAGAATGGCTGGACCGATGAGCAGTTGATGACAGCACTGCTAGACATAGACGATCGATGGGGCAAGTACAAGGATCGTCGCGACCAGAACAAGCGCTTGATCGATTTCATCAATCGCGCCCGAACTAAGGTCGGATACAACCCGGTCACCGATCTTGACTTCAGTCGGTTCATGGACGATCGAGCAAAGCCTGTTGTACAGGGCGACGATGCTAAGCAAAAACTCATCTATGGCGCAATGGATTTTGTAGCAATGGATTTCAAGGTCGAGTGGCTGCTGGAAAACTTGATGTCGCAGGGCGGCTTTGGTTTCATTACCGGTTACCCCGGCACGGGCAAGACCCAGTTTGCACTACAGATCGCCAGCCATTTAGCACTGGGTTACGAGAGTTTTCTGAAGTGGTCCAATCTTGGTGGCACCAAGAAGGTGCTCTTCCTCAGTCTTGAGATGGCGAAAGCTCCATTGAACCTCTTCCTTGGCAAGATCACGAATAGCTACGAGGACAAGCAAAAACTCAACCACAATCTGCTGATCGCCCCGCTGGGTGTGAGCCTGCCACTCGATAGCCAACCGGGACAGGCATTTCTCAACAACATCCTTGATGAGTTCATGCCAGACGTTATCGTGATCGACTCACTCCAGAAGGCCATGTCAAAAGAGATGACCGATGAGCTGTCGGTCAAGAGCGTGTTGGCTTACCTAGCCACCACACGTGAAAAATACAACACCTCGATTCTCGTTATTCACCACAACCGCAAAAAGAGCAATGATGCCCAGAAGAAAGAGATCGAGCAGTCGGATGTCTATGGCAGCTATCTCATCGTGGCCGAGGCTGACTTCGTACTCAGCCTAAAGCGATTGAACAACTCGACCTTGGGTGTCGAGATGCTAAAGAACCGGCTTGGCCCTATGGCCGACAGCTTCGAGGTGTTCCGTGATGACAACCTCACGTTCCATTTCTCTGATATGGAAATAGCAAATCAAATGTTCGAAGTAGGGGAGAAAGATGACCTCGTATAAAGAAGCCGAAGGTGTTGAATTGCTGAGGCTGCTCTACGAAAACCCTGAGCGCGAGATAGCCGTCGATACAGAGACGACAGGGCTCAAGATCGCTGATGGCACAGACCACTGCATTGGTGTGAGCATTGCCACAGTGCTGGATGGCAAAGGTTACAGCCACTACTATGCACTCCATCACGAGACTGGCGAGAACGTGTCGGACAAGACAGCGAAGATGCTGGCCTACGTGCTCAGGCAGCCTCGGCCGCTCAACTTCGCCAACGTCCAGTTCGACATCCTAAGCCTCGACACCGTTGGCATTCATCTCGATGACAGCGACTTCTACGACATCCTGACGATGGCTAATCTCATCAATGAGAACCAGCCAAAGTCGAAGAGCCTAGAACTGCTGTCGAGGTTCTACTGCAACGCTGAGGGCAAGGTCAAAGACCCCTATGTCGAGGCTGAGAAGAAGTCGGGCAACCACAACATCACACCCGAGCAGGAGTTCGAATACGCCTGTGTCGATGCTGAGCTGACGTGGCGAGTCAAGCAATCGATCGTCAGTAAACAGAATTGGAAAGAGCTGCCAGAGTCAATCTGGACAGACAAGCAGGGCACCATTCGAGTACTGCTGGCGATGCGCCGACGCGGGGTACTCATCGACCAGCCACTTGCACGAGAGATGGTCACTCGTGGTGAGGCCGAGATGAAGCGCCTCGCTCGCGAGTTGGGCTATCCAGCTGTGCCAAAGAAGCCCACCAGAATGTATCCGAATCCTGACCCCGATCCGTTGCCTGTGCTTGGACCGAAAGCGCTCAAGGATTTGTTCATTGTCAGGCTAGGTCTACCAGTCATCAAGTCAGGTAAAACAGGCCCCAGCTTCGACAAGGAAGTCATGGAAGAGTATGACCTCATCCTTGCGAGAATGGATTCTGACGAGGCTAAGTTGGTTCGAGCCTATAGAGGGTGGCAGAAAGCCGTCAGCGCCTCGTACAGGAGCTATCTGGAGTACGTTGATACGGATGGGCGGCTACGGTGCAGCTATAAGACCCATGGCACCGTCACAGGCCGTCTGAGCTGTGCTGAGCCTAACCTCCAACAGATTCCTAAAGAATCTGACAAGGCATGGAATGGGCAGGTCAAGCACTGCTTCATCGCACGTGAGGGGTACACCCTCGTAAACGCTGACTTTAGCCAACTAGAGCTGCGCCTCGCCACGGCTTACGCACAAGAGCCCGAGCTAAAAAAGGTGTTCGAGGAGGGCCGAGACATCTTCGATGAAATGTCGATCGAGCTTGGATTCGATCGCCAGACCACCAAGACATTTGTTTACTCCGTTCAGTATGGCGCCGGGATCAATCGCATCATGCATGCCTTCGGAGTAAGCAAACCGATAGCTCAAGCAATGTTGCGTAAATACGCCGAGACATATCCCCGCTTTAGAAGGCTGGCTGACTATTGCGATAACAAGGCGCGCAACGAGAAGCGCTTGAAAATCTGGAGCGGTCGTTACCGACACTTCCAGTACGAGTCTGAGAGTTTCAAGGCCATGAACAGCTTGATCCAAGGTGGGGCTGCCGACATTATGGAAGCGGTCATGCGCAGGGTATACGCCGAGCTGGATGGTCCCGACTGCATGATGCTCCTACAGGTCCACGACTCAATCACGTTCGAAGTCAAGACTGAGCTGGTTGACGAGTATACTCCCAAAATCAAGGCCATGATGGAGGATGTATCCGGGGCTATTGGGCATGATGATTTCAGCGTTGTGTGGGCTGTCGAAGTCGGGATGTGGGTCAAGTGAGACGCGAACTACGGAGCCTTTGCAAGACTTCCGGCAAGATTTCTTACCGGGACAGGGATGCTGCAATCTGGGGTGCTGGTCAAATCCAAAAGCGCCTAACAGAGGCGGCTAAAGACATCCCCCCAGTTGCTCGATTCAGAGTGAGGGCAACCTATCCGTATAAGTGCCCTGACTGTGGTCACTGGCACCTGACGAAAGGCTGAGACAAGATGGCTCTAATTCTGTGCGTCGATCCCGGTGAGCATATCGGGCTCGCCTGCTATGACGAAACTGGCTGGCTTCATTGGGATGGCACCATGACCCCAGAGCAGTTCGAGCAATGGTGCCTCATCGGTCAAGGCCACTATGCTGTCGTAGTCATTGAGGATTACCGGCTCCGACACGGCCGACAGATGCAGCAGACTGGCAGCCGGTTTATGACAGCTCAAGTCATAGGACAGGCCAAACTCTTTGCTCGAATGCACAAAGCGAAGGTAGTCATCCAGCAGCCCAATATTTTGAACATCGCAGCCATGCATGCAGGCATCAAGATTGTGAAGCACTATCCCGATAACGTGAGCGCCAAGCTCCACGGTCGCTATTACCTTGAGTCAATTGGAGTACTGCGCACGGTACAGCAAAGCTGATACGATGACAAGGCATCGAGTCCAATCTGTGCAACAAACCCCCGCAAGCTGGCTTTGCCCTTGCGGGGGTTTGTCATATCAATCAGACCAGTCGCTGTCGTTGGCCAAGTATTCACGAGCCGCCTCAATTGCTTTGAAGCGTTCCGGTGTGTAGGTGAGCTTGACTTTGGCCTCTTCGACAGTTTCTGAGAGAGCTACAAATCCTTTGCCGACGATCTGCTGCCCGGCCACAATCTGTCGAAGCTTGCGGGTAAATTTCTGGTCCATAGCGTCCATGTCGCTACGGAGCTGCCTGTTTTCGGTCCACAGCTCTGTGATTTGTACAGGCTTGCGAAGGACCACACCGAGGACCACACCGATGAGCGCCAGTATCGCTGCAGCAATAACGACGGAGGGGGCAACCCAACTAGGCAATGCGTTGGGGTCTGTGAGTGAGACGAAATCCATAGCCATCATCGCCTCCTGATCCATACGGGCAACTTATCCCACAGTCGGTCAGGGAGGGAGGGGAAGATTTGCAGAAGTCTGAAATACATTGGCACGATAATGACTATGGGCAGCACCGATCCACTACTCAAATCCCACTTGTCGAGGATCATAGCGCGAGCAAAAATGGCTACCGAGTAGCCTGCCATCAGCCCGATAAGCAAGAAAGTGGAACAAATCTCTAGGGCTTTCTTACCTTTGGATACGGTGCGATACAGGCCAAGAAGCACTGCCAGAGAAATGAATAGCATAAGCAGCGGGCCTAGCACCCCCCACAGGTTGCCGTAGCTGAAATCTAGTGTTGGCACTGAGGTAATGGTGGCGACAAAGCTGTAGGCAGCGATTGCTAGGTAGTACGACAGCATCATTTTGACGTGCAGCGGTGGAGACAGGAATGGCTCTGGCTCTTTACGATTTTCCATCACTCGCCTCTAAACGTCAGATGAATTCCGAACACTGCATTCTGTGAAGCCCAAAGTGGTCGACGTACAACTCCGCGAGCTGGGTTCGGTGCTTCGATGATCTGGCCACCCCCAGCATAGATCGCGATATGCGATCCGTCCCTCCAGCACACGAGATCGCCCGGTCGAAGATTTGCGAAACTTGTCCGTACACCGGGGATATTTCGACCCTGCCAGCGCGCTCCATGTACCGGGATATTGAAGCCCAATCGCGAGTAAACGGCTTGGACAAGTCCAGAGCAGTCGATCCCCTTGTGACTTTCGCCACCTAGTGCATACGGCGTGCCAAGATAGCTGCTTGCAAGCGCAAGCGCGCGGTTACGATTTGCCGACAGCCCCTTTTGGCTCATCCAAGGCGCCATCATTCCGGCGTTATTGAGGCCACCTCTACTGCCGGTAAACGAATTGGACGTGGTTGAGGCAGCCTCGGCCGCTCGCTTAGCTCGGAGCTGGTTTCCGCTCGCTTGGGCATACATTCCGAGGCGATTGTTAGCAGTGCTGATAGAGCCCTGCAGATCGTTGGGGGCGGCACCACTGGGGATGTTGGAAGGCATCCCGTTAACCCCTTGTGGCGACGCAAGATTCTGGTCATTGGGAGTCGAGCCACCTGTGGTCGATGTCGTGCCCGAGTACAGGCCACCGAGCTGCTGGTTGACGTAACTACCGGCAGCCGCTTTGGGGTTCTGCACAGTGTTGGCCTTGGCTTGCCCATTGACTGAGGGCATGCCGAAACCTGCAGGAGGGACGAAGCTTGCGGTTGAGTAGACCATCTAGAATGGGTTTTTCTGTGTCGAAGAATTAGCAGCGGCTGCTGCAGCGTTGCGCTTTTCGATCTCTGCGAAGTTGATGTAATTCTGCCTCGACATATTCTGTAGCCCTCCACCAGTCAGCCAGTTCGAGGCTGAAATCCCTAGGTCTGTCGGACTCTTGTTACCTTTGAACACTTGGTACTGGGGGTCCAATCCTTTGCCCTGCAAGCTTGAGACTAGCGACCCTGATGGAGACACCCCGCTGAAGTTAGCTGCATAGTTCACACCCGGAATCTGACTGTCGATGTAATCGCTGTAGTCGTTGATCGGGCTTTGCGTTGCAAGATTGGTGCCTGAGGCCAGCTCGATTGGGTCCTTGACGAGAGGGCTCAGCATGCCCAAGGCGTTGCTTATTGGGTTACCACCAACGAATTGGTTGAGCACATCCTGAGACGCTAAACCGGGCTGCACCCCAAAATAGTTTCCAGCAACCTTGGCCACCGGGCCACCCCCGATTTGGTCGGTAAGAAAGCTCGGGAAGAGTTGGTCGTCGGGGAACGGATCGCTCAGCGAGTTCGGGTCGATGCCGTTGGCAACTGCAAGGTTATAGCTGGCTTTGTTGAAAGCGTTGACTCGTCCGGGATGCATTGCGAGAGATTCGACAATCACCGGGAGCATGCCCCTGAACCACGTGTAGAACGGGAAAAGTCGAGCCATGTACTTCTTTTCAAACGAGGTCAGCATCGAGCGGTCTGGGTGGAAACGCTTCACGCGATAAGCCGCCTTTTCGAGCATTGCATTCAACTCTTTAGGGCTCGCAGTGCCACTCTTCTTTTGCTCTCTTTGGATGATCTGGAGAAAGTGCTGGATTCGCGAATAGTGCTCGCGCGCCTCCGACAGCCCCATGACTACGCTCTCGGCTTTGGTGCCCTTGAGAGAGAGCTTGTTGGCAATGTTGGCAAATGCCCCCGTTGTCTCATCTCCTAAAGTCTCAATGGTCTGTGCGTTACGGAGCAGTCCATGCTCTTGAGCCCACGCATAGAGATCATCGGTTGTCATCTTTCCGAAACGACCATCGAGCAGGACATCGGTGCCTCTTGGCAGTCCTGTCACTCCAAGATGTTCAAGCCCGGCCTGCACATCGAGGTCGGAATAATTACCGTGCACGTGCATGACCTTGAGCGCATTTTTCACGCTGGTCTGAAGCCCTTCTACACCCTCGGCAAGGAAGGTAGATGACTGGTCACCCGTCAGGTTGCGCGTGTGGTGACCAACGTGCCAGATCGTGACCATCTTCTTCCATGCATTCTGAATCGGATCGAGGTACTTGTTGATGAAGTTCCCGAACTGCCCACCGATTTTCGTACTGGAGTGCATAATCTCATCGACCTGTCGAAGGTGCCCCAACATCTCCTTGTCGTACCAGAGCGAGCGGTCTAGTGAGTCGGCCACAGCCGAGCCTGCCACCGAATTGAGCTTGGCGAAGCCCGGCTTCCATGTCCGGCTGCTCCAACCCTCCTCAGCAGCCTTGCGACCCCATGCCATCCCTACAGCGTGGTCAGTCGCGAGCCGTACCATCGTGGCCTGCAGCTTTGCCATGAAGTCGATCGGATCAGTGATCGTCCAGTCTTTCCATTGCTTGCTGGCCTCCTCAAGCACGCTGGTTTCATTAGCCTTTGCTGCACGTTTTGACGCATCAATGTCAATTTCAGGGAGCCCCATGTCACGCAGGCGCTTGTTCAAGTGGTCGAGTCCGGTATTCATACGGAACGCACCAGTGTTGAGCAAGGGGTTCTCGCCATCGAGGTCAACCAGTCTACCGAGACTCGCTCTAATAGCCTGCGTAGCCTCTCCGACAATCCCGCCTCGATTGACACCATGTTGGGCATCCTGAAATGCCTGAGTAATGATGGGAGTACTCGTGCCATCGACCAGTCCAGAAAATCTCTGGGTGATCCCTTTCAGCTCTTTGCGATAATCACTGGAGAGTCGCCCGAGCGTGGCGAGCCCATAGTCCATCAAACTCCATGTTGCGACATCGTTACGGTACTGCCGACTGAAACCGCTCTTCAGCGGGTCAAGCAGCCCGCGTTGGATGCCTGCAGCAGCGTGGTACTCATTTGACGAACCCTGCCAGTCGATACTGTCGTTTGCTGGCGGCTCTTTGGTAGCCATGTCCTCAGCCTCGCGAACAGCCTCATCAGCATCCTTGAGCGCTGTCGCGGCCATGTGTGGCTGCCCAGCCGACACAACCTCTTCGTCTGTCTTTCCAGCCTTGCCTGCAGTTGCCTTCGCCTTAGCCGCTTTTGTAATGCTCTTCGCTGCGTCTACGGCGCCCTCTGGAGCTGCATTCTCTACCACGATGGATGCCTTCTCCGCCGAGGGCACTAAAGCACCTCCATCGGCGGCATCTCGCGCTATACGCTGTGGAATCGAAGCAAGCCCGCCCAGAGCGTCAGCAAGACGTGTCGGATCGTCTACCCAATTCGTCAGCTCTTCGATCTGCTTGTCAACGAGGTCGAATGTCTCGGCTGCTGATCGAGCCTGAAATGCCTTGACGTTCTCTGCAGCTACTTCGCTGAACCGACCCACATTAGCCATGATTGCCTCTGTGAGCGACTGGCGAAGCGGAGCCGACTGGTACATCTTCTTCCATTGGGTTTTGGCATCATTTAAAACGTAGCGATACGCAAGCACTTTCTCACCTGTATGAGGGTCAGTGATCCACTGGCTCTGTGGCTTCTTGACGCCAGTTCGAGCTGGAATGCCACCGAGATAAACTTCCTTGCCGTCGCTTAGTGGATTAGGGATGTCCCCCTCTTTGCCGCTTCGCTTAGTTGCCTTGGCGAGCTGCGCGTCGACATCCTCCCAACTCGCACCCTTCTTGACAGCCATGAAAACTGCGTCAGCAAAATTCGTTGTCGGCAGGGAGCCCGGCCCGTTGAACATCGTGTCAGCAATGGCGCTGCCGTAGTTACCATCCGACAGCACTCTAAGGCTCTGCCCAAGGGAGAGTAGTAACTGCTCCCCATTAGCAGCCGGGCTGTCTAGAAACAGCGGCATCCCCCTACTGTCGAGGAGCTGTTCAGCTCGTTCAACGAGAGGGATAACCTCTCCTGCAACTACACGCGCACGATCTCGACCGAATAGCCCCGGATGCGCACCCACACTCTTGGCCACGGTCTTGACTCGCTCGGTTACGAGATCAGTAAGAGCATGCAGAATATCCCACTGCTTATGTGTGTTGATCGCATGCTCATCGTTGCCTAACCCCTTGCCAATACCCTCTTCTGTGTTGGCTACACCACGCTTGCTGTGGTAGACGTAATCCTCAGTGTCGAGAAAGTTCTTCTTGATGGCTGCTGGAATTGCTGCAGCTACATCACGATCACCTTGAGACAACTCGGCGCCCAGTTTGGGGTCGCGTATCTTGTCGAAAATCGGATCAACCGGAGCATCCTTGCCGACAGCAGACTCAGCCTGTCGAAGCGCGGCATTGACCTTGATCGGGTCGATTCCCAGCGTACGAAACAGCTTGCCCATTGCCGGATTGCCAGCGAAACTTGTCACGTCTGTAAGGTCATCGGTGCGCGCGAGAACGTCACTCAGTGACTTGATTACTGCGTCGAACTTTTCAGGTCGCTGAATGCTCTTGAGCTGGGCCGTCAGGCCGACACCTAGTGCCTGCTCGACCTTGGCCTGATTCTGAGCATGCAGCTCATGGAAACGAGCAAGTTGTGAGGTCAGCGTCTCGCTCGGCAGCGGTGCCCCCGGATTGGGGAGCTTGGCAGGCTCAATGGGGCGTAGCAGTGCATCTACAGCCATTGGCTTTTTGGCATTCGAGGCGAGCTTGAAAGCATCACGGTATGCCGTGTAGCGCTTCAGCACTGCATCCTGTACAGCGGCCTTGAGGGGGGTATCCGCCCTACGAGCGAGAATGCTGGGCACGTCAGTAAGCGGTATCGACTGTCGGATGTTGCTTACCTTGACGATCATGTTGCTGGAGTGCTTAGGCGACGCTGTAGCCAACGCGATGTGTTCTTTGAGCCACGGCACCGAATCAAGCGCTCCACCCGGCGCACCCGTCTCAGGGCTCGGCAGCGTGACCGGCCGCTGCTTTTTAGTCCTGCCAAGATCAGTGAGAATGGCTGCCATAGCCTTCGAGCGCGGATTCGCGCGCATCTGCTCTCCGACAGTTGCTGGAAGCCCGGTCTCGTCTACCGGCCGGTCGATCACAGGCACCTTGGCTACGGTTTTTGCGGCTGCCTTAGCTGCCTTGGTAGCCTCGAAAGTGTTGTCCACGAGCTTGTAGCTGGATTTCGGTGTCTTGCCCAGCCCGTTCTTTGGTGCGTTCTGTTTGAGAAATGCCTTCGCCTCTTCGAGGCTGTCGAAGTCGTGTGAAAACGCCTCAGTGCCGTTATGCCCCACCACGCTAAACGGCTTCAATACAGCAGCGTCGATTGCAGGCGCAAGTGGAGTTATGCCATTCAGCACAGCCTCACTGGGTGTTTTCGGCTTGACCTTGTTGATAGCAGCTTTAGCCACCCTTGTGCCGGTTTTGGTCAACAGCCGTTCTGCAACCTGACTGCCGATCTCAGCAGCACCCGTGCCTGCCTTGACACCCTTGTATATCTTCAGTCCGGCGCCGAGTATGTCGAGGCCCGGTACATAAGTCAGTGGATCGAGCGCAATGTCTCCAGCAAGCCCGGTTACGCCCTTGAGAACGGGATTGACGTTATCCTTCACGTCCTTATAGTTGGGATCATTCTTACCAAAAGCGTCGGTAAGCTGCTCTTCGTTCTGAGCAGTAGTGATGTGGTCACCGGAAGCATCTGAGAACACTCCACGAAGGAAATTGCCACTCTGAGTAATGGGGTTCTGTGTGGCCACCTGATAACCGAGTATGTGAAAAAAATCTACCCCATGCTTCTGTTGGTATCCCTGCTCTTTAGCTTGAGCTTTTCCCAGCGCATTGATGTTGTCTTCAACGCCGTACAGGGGACGAGAGATGATGTCGGTCAGCCAGCTCAAGAAGCTGTGATTATCCCCACCAGAAGAAGCGCCACCCCCACTGCCCATCTTCGACAGGTCCAGCTTCTTGGGCGTGGGCGCGGCCACAGCCGCCGAAACTTCCGGGTGGGCCTTGAGGAAATCGGTATAGGACTTCGGTACAGCTACCACGAAATCCTCCTAAATCAAGCCAGCGGCCTTCATCGCCTTGAACTGGCGCAGTGCGTGATCTTCGTCACCATTGTATTGCTTGAGCAGCGCGAGGTAAGTCTGCGTTTGCTTCTGCTGTGAGCTTGCTGACTGGCTAGCTTTGGAGCTGGCTGAAGATGCCGCAATCTTAGCGAAAGCTTCGTCCTGAGCGGCCTTCTGTGCTGCCGTGAGCCCGCCGTTGGCCGCGAGTGCATCGGACTGCTGGAGCTGCTGGGCAATTGAAAATGCGCTCTGCTGGCGCGAAGCATCCTGCTGGCTTTGCTGCTGCTGCAGATTCGCTAGTGCATCGTTGAGCTGCTTCTGGATGACAGCCTGCTGGAGCGTCCCTTCGAGCCCGGCTGCTCCCTTGATTCCAGTGTTGTAGGTCAGCGCGTTGGAGCGATGCTGAACCAGATTGTTCTGGTTACCCTGCGAGTTCTCTGCGACAGCCGACAGGGTACGTGCCTGATCGTTGGCCGCATTACTACCTTGGCTGGCCAGTACTGCCGCTGCATCTTGAATCCCGAGCGCGGCAAGCTGCTTTGACACAGCATCACGGGTCCCGTTGTACGCCTGATTGATGGAATTCGTAGCCTCGGTGCCGTTCTGCTTCGTGTCTGAGCCAGCGGCAGTGAAGTCATTTTTGATCGTTCCGGCGTCAGCGGCATAGCTGCCCTGAAGCTGTTTGTACATGGCTGCAATACGAGCTGTCGACTCTCCAGCGTTCCCACGCTCAGTCGCCATCAGCGCGTTGTAGTCGGTCCCGCCCGGAACATACTGCTGGGCCGCTGAAAGGTAATCAGCAAATGTCTTTGCATGAGGAGCTGCTGGCTGTGCCGAGCGCTGGGCATCGTAAGAAATTGGACCAGACGACTGCACGTAAGGGTCAGCAGATTTTGCACCCCAACCGGGCTGAACGCCGAATGACAGCGCCGGTGACTTGTTCGCCTTCGGAGCTGACGGTTGCGCAATTCCTGTAGACCCCCAAAAATTGAAAGGGCTTGAACTGGTTTTCTTAGCCTTCCCGCCTCCGCCAAAAAAAGAGGGGAGAGGGTTATAGCCAGATGACTTCTTCTTTGCCATGTCCTACCCCTAAAGAGCGTACTGTTGTGCCCGCCGAGCGATGGCGTCAGCCTTAGCCTGCTGAATCGACAGCGTATTAGCGTTCTGCTGCTGCGCGAGCTGGCTAGCGAGGTTGTCCTCAAATCCCTGCCGACTCGTGTCCATCGATCCCTTCTGAGTGTTCAGAGAGCGAGTCAGGTTGTCGAGTGCCGTGCCATAGCCCGAACTCTGCAGCTCACCACGCGAAGCAAAGTCATTGAGCTGGTTGTCGTAGCTTCTGCCAGCCGAGGTGTTCAGGTCTTGAAAATTCCAACCGCCCTGAGCGCTGGGGTCAGCGCCTCCACCTGCGTCAGGCGGAGGGGCCAAGTACCCGAGGCTTGCAAGCCCCTGATTGTACTGAGTGTCGTACTGGCTGTTCTGGTTGGTCTGGTCAGCCTGATAATCAGCCAGTGCCTTCGTCAGCGCTGCAAGCTGAGCTTGGTACGCCGAATCTCCAGCGAGGTAGTCTTGCTCGCTCGGGGCAGCGGGGGTAGGCGCAACGGCCGACATAGCTGCTGCACCACCACCACCCTCGCCACCGTAGCTTGGCGTGTAGGACGGCTGGCGCGCTGCAGGAGAATAGTGTGCAGCGGCCGGTCGAGTGCCCCCACCTGTAGGGGCGTGCCCCTTCTGAAGAGAGAGGTTGGTGTTGTAGGGGACCGTAACGCCTCGAATGATTCCGGGCCGCTTGGTGCCACCTCCAGTATTACCATCCATTCGATTGAAGGGCATTAGAATCCTCCTCGTCTAATCAGCGCATCACGCCGAGCCTTTGCGAGCACATCACGCTTCGCATAGCCTACTTTATCTGCCACAAGCCCAGAAGTGGGCATTGGACGCCCAGCACCATAGTGCGGTGCCCCGGCCGCATAGTTATTCACTGCAGCCCCGCCAATGGGCGCTTGGCCTGCAGTGAGAAACTGCGATCGAATGGGATTCAGCACGGTGCTCTCATGTTACCGACTGGCTAGCCGATTCTTTCAAACTCACGAGTGTTGTAAGCGAAAAAAGACGAACTGGAGCCGAGCTAATCGAGCCGTCCGTACTGAACACCAACGTGTAGTTGATTTGTCGAAAACGAAGCCCTTTGTTCAACTTGATGAACTTCCTAGTCGAACCAGTGCCTGACGTATTGGTAGCCGTCGATACCGACAGGGTTGGGGTAGCTGGCTGGCCCCATGTGAACGCGAGAAGCTGGCCCCATGTTCGAGTCAAAAGCTGGCCCCACGTCACGGAGCCTGCAAACACGATCGGATTGGCTGTAGCAATGAGCTGGCCCCTGAACACTGCGTCGGCGCCCCACCAGAACAGCCGCTTGTATTTCGATGATTGGTCGTAGTTGAAATTCTTAGTCTGCATCACGCATTGGAAAATTTCTGAGGCTGTCGTAACGCCATCTGTAATCGTCAGCGTACTGGCTGATCTAATAATTATCGTGTGAGTCGAGGTAGAGGAAAATGCCCCACCAGTCCATGCGTAAGTATCTGTTCCTGTGCTGGCTGTTGAACCATCAAAATATGCCTCGCCTCCAGTGGTCGTAACCTCGTCAAAATAAAACTTATCCCCCGCCGCTGCACCAACAGTCGACAGGGCAATAATTCGAACACGGGCAGCGGTAGCGGGCACAATATAGCTCTGCCCAACCCAGCGACCATATGTATTAGGAATTAGAGCTAGTTGGTTCGGATCAGCCAATGATCCACCGACTGCAACCCCGGCCGCTGTGTAGAACTGCAAGCTTACGGAGAACGTTTTTGCGACGCTTGACTTGATCGACATGGCGGGCTTGATCGTGGCCCCGGCAACAACAGTGATCCCCGCTGTTGGTGTTCCGACAATTATCCCGGCCGTGCCAAAAATAACTGTATTGAGTGCAGCGTTATTACCTCGAACACCATTGAGAGGGCTCGTGCTGAGCGTGCCGCCACTAGCTGCCCAACCTGTCAGATTGGTCTGTGGAGATGGATTCAGTACACCGTTGGTCGTGGCTGTAGCTGCAAAGGGGACGTTAGCTGAGCTGTGGCATACAGCTACGGGGAACGTACTCGGACCCTCCAACGTGATGACCTTGCCAATCGGCCCGTTTGCATCGGAGCGCCAGCGAGTCCACGTCTGGGTGCGAATGTTGTAGACGTACATCGTGTCGTAGTAGCTGAAAATCACGCGCTGGTTGAACAACGAGACAGTGATGTCCCGATACATGCCTGTCTGGGTCAACGATGCAAATGGCACCTTGTCATTGATTGTCTGTACTCGATTATTGATAAAAACATAGGCCCGATACTCGAACGTGAAGTAGATCGAGCTTTCAGAAATCACAAGGGAGTCTGCGTTATCAAGCCCGACACCCGGCACCACTTGAGAAATGATGCCAGCCGTGATGTCAGAGCTAAATTGGAAACTGTAAATCGAGGTCGAGCGGAAGATGAGTAGGTTGTTGTAGTAGACCACCACCCTAACAATGTCTTGGCCGTCGCCAGCACCGATGTCGATAAAGTCAGGAGCCACGGCCCAGAATGTTGGCTGCCCAAGCACAGCAGAGTAGTAAAGCCGAGTCGAATTAGTAGGAGCTAGGAGTCCCGGCGCCACCCACAGACGAAACTTATGGGCAATGAGCACTGTGCCTTTTGGCATATTCGGCTGCGCGACAAAGCCCCCGGCAGGAGTCCAATACCCACCGGGATTTGCGACGCCATTCCCAGCGAGTAGCCACGCTTGTGAATTGAACTGGGCCATCGCAGTAGCTGCGATCGTATTGGTGATGAGGTGCCACGCACCATCAAAGTAGTACGTGCTCGACAGACCATCGGAGCCGATTAGGTAAGGCACATTTCCGGCTGCAAAGTAGTAACCGAGCAGCTTGATGTTTCCCGTGGCCCCGAGAGGCATACCCACGCCAGTGTTGACGATCGGCGGGCGCGACTTTAGAGAGCCATCGAAGTCCAGCTCTACGTTGAGCGCTTCGACAAGCTCTTTATCGTCTACGGCTGTCGGGTCGTCATGGATATTGAGTCCGCCGAGAAACGGCCCTATACCGACGATTTTCCCAGTCAATCGATCACCGTAATTGTGGAGTACGACATATTTTGAGAGGTGCGATCCTCTTCCCCAAAGTTGTCGAGGTCCGTAGTGAACTGCTTCTCTTTTGCCTGCGAGGCTTCCCAGTCCTCATCCATCTCATAAGCCATCTGCATGACGAACTTGACGAGTGGGGAAAAGTAGCGATCGGGCACAAAAAGAAGCTGCGTCAGTGCAACGTTGCTCGGGTAAACCGGAGGAGCCACCGTGTAGTACACCGTGACCGGCTTAGCTGCTGAAGGGATTGGGTAGAAGAGAATTTGCCCGGCAAACTCATACCAGAAGGTTGGCATGCTGCCTTGGTCCTGAGTTACATCACTAGTCGAAACCTGCTGCTCAGCTTGTGCAAACGAGACATTGGGCACGAGCTGCCCGTCGTAGTGCAGGGACTCTATCTGGAAAATGCTCAACCCCGACACATCTAGAGACTGCTGCCCGGCAACGCTGTTAGCCGTGCCTTTGGCTTTCAGGATTCGGTTTTGTTTCACGATCTCCTGCTGGCCATCATTGACCCAGCGAATGACATCAGCTAGCACGAGCTGCGTGCCGGACTCGTCGCCAAACTGCCGTTGAACGGCCGTGAACACATCACCTACGGTCTTGGTCGGAGTTCCATACATGAGCTAGCCCTTCTTATTCTCGGCCTCGTGCTTTTTCAACCAACGAAGAAGAGCTTCGGTTCGATGCGAGTTGTGATGACCCTTGCCAACAGGCCCGAGCTTTTTCTCGATGTTGCGAACAATTGCGTTTTCTTTTGCCGTAGCCATCTTGTCACCTCTTGTGCTGCCAGCAGCGAGGCGTGACAGTTCCTTTGTCGTGACCAACAATCCGTCTGCACTGACGATTTTTGACACTCGCAGGACAACGTTCGCGAATCCAAACTACCCACGCCATTTTGTCACCTCGCCAGAGTCTTGCCATGTTCGCGAATGTAGTTGAGCCCATCACGGCCACCGCTCGCATAGAACGCAACGTGCGACTGTCGATCCTCAGCCGCGTCCACCTCTTTGCGCAACTCAAGAAGTCTTTCGGCATTCTCGCGATTCTCGATTCGAGTAATGATGTCGACCGGACGATGCTTGGAAAGATCACCGTCAAAAATCCATGCGAGCACAGCGGCCGGATCACTCATCTCGACTTCCGACAGATAACGCATGATGTACTGCGGAATACCCGGTGTCGAGTCGAGAATCGCGTAGGGCTTCACATCGGTAGCATCCCGATTCTTCGGAGGTATCCAGACGAGACTGAAGTTCGAGTTGTAGTCGCTCAAAACTTCAGCCATACGCTGCATTTTGGCGCTGATGAAAGCGCCGCTATCCGAATCCCAAACACCTGCTGATTCACTGAGATGAGTTTGCATGCGGTCAGCCTATCCCTTAGACGCCGATGTATCCCTGAGCATTGATGATAAGCGAGGTAACAGCGGTTGCTGCTGCGATATTTACAGCTGTATTTGCCGTGCCCTTCAGGGGGATAGCAAAACTCAATGAAATGGTAGAGCCAATCGGCACCAGTACTTGGTGAATGATCGTGGCGCCATCCTTGATGTTGACCAACGTTGCCGTAGCTGAGGTATTCGACAGGGTAGCGTCCGTGACGTAATTACGGAGCCCGGCGCCTGCTGCTGCCTTGACAGTGGCATCAGTCGTGTCGATTTTGGTAGATGGCGTCGTCTGCCAGTAGTAGTCAGTCGGGGCATAGGGCGAAACAACCTGCTTACCTTCTTGATCGACAGTCATTGGACTGTAATCCAGCGGCGTGTTGGTCAGAGCTGCCGGGGTTGTTGCGTTACGCACGGCCAGCACAAAGTCGCCAGTATCCCCCGATACGTGAACCGAGTCCTCGGCCTTACTGTTGGCATTAACAGCCCCTGCGTTGGCTCCAGTACCAGAACCTGTAGCCCCAGTAAGCCATGAAATCCAAAGATCGTTTAGTGATGGCACGGTGTGCTCCTCTCAAGCAGAAAGAGGGTCAGCCGAAGCCGACCCTCTCTCAAACTAGCTGCTAACCCTCAGTAAGATCGGTGATCTTACCGTTCGAGTTGCGCGTGTCACAGCCCAGCTCGTGGTACTCAATCATGCGCGCGTACCAAGCGTCGTAGTCGCCGTTGGTATCGCGAACCTGCTGCCACATGGAGCCGTTGCGATCGAGGAAGTGCCAGTCCTCATCGTGGTAGTAGGTCAGCGTGTCCTCGTTGACAAAGTACTGGGTGCTCAGCGGGGCATCCACATCTGCCACGACCGGGATTTCGCCCTTGTCCGTAACGAACGCCAGACCGCTGAAACCACCAGTGAACTTCTGCTCGTTGACCACCTGACGCTGTTGCATCAAGAGGTTGGCGTAGGCACGACGTGTACCAAGGCTCTGGAGGATAACCGACGTAGTACCACCTCGTGTGCGAACCCGGTCTGCCATCTGGGTCATCAAACCCTCAGACAGTGCTCGTGGAGTTCCGGCATTGCTGTTGACTTCCGAAGTCCATTCGGGCTCGACAGCAGGGTCGATGTTGTAGAGAACACCGGTCGTTGAGATGATGGCGTTGAGCCCGGTCAGCTCGCGGTTACCCGAAGCTGAAGGGCCAGAGCCGTTGCGAGCGAAAATCTGACCGACGACCGTAGTGATTGCAGCCCCCGACACCGTAACGGTGTTGGCACCAGTAGTCAGGTCGATGGAGTTGACCGTTCGAGCAGCCTGAACTACTGTGCTCGGCAGCGTGATGAGATCAACGACCTCACCAATCTGGAAGAGACGAGCATCCGTGACTGGAATCGTCGTAGAGGTCACGACAGTCTTGACAACACCGATCGTGCCATCACCATTGCCATAAATCTGGCGGTTCATGTCCTTCTTGATGTCGTTCTTGAGTCCTGACATCTCGAAGTCGACAGCCTTGGCGAACGCCTTGGAGTCGGTGTCCGAGAGACTGATCGACTGGCCGGAGAGCTGGACACCCGAGTATCCATACTTCAGGCCGACGCGAGCCGCTGCAGTTCCCTGCTGGCCGGGGGTCGGGAGCGCTTCACCTTCGAGTCGCGAACCGATACCCGAGTTACGACGAGTGTGAACTGGGAAGGTGACGTACCTGCCGCCAGTCTCGTTGGTGACACCGGAAGTAGAGCGCGTGATGCGCTTCAGCGCCGTGATCTCCTGATTGAGCTGTTCACGGATTTTTCCCGTATATACCTCTTTGAGGTACGGGGTGATTGAGGCGAGGTTAGTAGCCATGACGTTCTGCCTTTCAGCATAGGCAGGAGCTTCAGCTACTTATCGCAGACCATCGATGAGTGCAGCCATCAAATCCTGAGTTTCCTGATTGGTCTGCTGACCAAAGGTTTTCTGATTTGCTGCCTGCGGAATTCCACCAGAGGTAGGTGCGAGAAGTGGTGCCTTTGCTCCCGGACGTGGAGTTGAGAGAATCCGGGTACGCAGTGCGAAGTACTCCTGAGCAGCTTCATCCAAGGTAGGAACCTTGTCGATACCGTTCTGAGCATTCAACACTGCTGTAGCAGCAGCAGTTTTGAGGATTGCGCCCATGTCCTCTTTCGACAGCTCGGGATGAGCTGCTGTAAAGGTCTGGATATCACTATCGAGTTCCTGCTCGGCCTGCTGGTTGAGCTTTTCAACCTCTTGGGCCTGCAAAAACTGTCGAATCTGCTCCTGACCCTCGGCAAGCTGCGCAAGTCGTGGGTCTTCAGGCGATTCCTCGTCGTTCTCAGCATCTTCGGCAACCTGAGTGGCAAGTTCTTCCTGAGACGGGGCACGCCCTGTCTCTCGAATGTACTTACCGAGGCTTTCGTAAACTGCTTGCGGATCGTTGTCGATCTGATCCATAAGCTGAGCGGCAGCCGCTGCACGGTCAGGGTCTACACCCTGATCGGCAAGTGACTTCCACGGAGCGTACTGGGAATTCAACGACTCGATGCGCGAAGTGGCACCTTTGTCGAACTCCTTCAGAAAAGGCTCGATCTGTGAGAACGTAAGTTCTGGTACTGCTGCTTTCAGTGAGCCCCAAGCCGGATTACCACCGGAGGTAGCTTCTGGTTCTGCAGATGTTTCAACCTGCTGGTCAACTTCTTCTTCGACTGTACCTTCAAGGCCCTGATCGTCGTTCAGTTCATCACTCACTGTTTTACTCCTATGCCGTACCGGTTTCCGGCCCTAGCTGGTTGTGCTAATTGTGCTTTATTTTGCAGCAACGTGTCAAACGACACGCTGGTCTATACGCCGGGAAGCCCAGCTACCGCGATTGCGTTTGCACGACAGATCGCGATGAGGTCATTTTTCGAGGCCGTAAACATGAAAGAGGCCGGATATGAGGCGGCCACGCCCGAGCCCGCGATTGCGGCCTTGAGCTGGGCAATTGTGGGCTTGCCACCGAGAGTTACCAGAACGGTGGGGCTGTTCTGATTTGCAGGGTCATAATCAACCAAGGGATGCTCCAGACGTAGGGGGCGCGCCAACCGCGCCATTGCCACTCATACTAGGCCCGCCTGCGTTCGGATCGCCTACCATCTGCGATGGGTCGGCAGAGGTGCCTGCACTTGGGTCAGCACTTGGATCGGCATTTGGATCGACACTCGCGTCGGCAGGCCCACCCTGATCTGTGCCATCACTCGGCACCTGTTGCAGGAAATTCATCATCTGGCCCTGCATGTACATCTTTTGGTGCTCGGCAACATGCTTCTCAAACTGATTTTGAATCACCGGATCAAGAGCTTCATATTCCTGAGACATCCGAAAACGGTTATGCGTCTCAATGTGAATCTCATGAACATCGAAATCGGCCACGGTGACCACAGGGGGAAGCTCTGCCTGAAGCTGCTCAGGAGTAATGCCAGTCAGGTCCATTGGCTCACCGGTAGCAGGATCAGCCGGAGGCTGGCTAAGAAGCTGCTGTGCCTGTGCCATGCTGTTCCGCCCCAACTGAGCCGGATCGAGCATCTTCATTTTGGTGTTCTCGCGTTGGGCCTTTTTCTCGGCCGTCTGCATGATGTCTTGGAATCGCTGTACTCCACCAAGCTCCAGCATCCGTGCTGCAGTCGGCTGGTCGATAATACCCACGCTGAAGTAGTCCATGACCTTTGCGTCATTGGCCGCCTTGGAATGCGAAATCGAACTTCCCGGCTCTACGCGAAGCGCAGTAGAGTCCTTGATCGACTGTCCATTTATCAGAGTGACATCAAAGCTGTTATCAGCACCGACAGTCTGAATCTTGCGGTCAAGGTCAACGTACTGGACGAAAAGCTGGAGCGCTTGAGAGCCAATGCGAGAGGTGCCCCGCTCGATAGATTGATACTCAGGTGTCAAAAACTGGTCTGCCGACTCCTGCAGATAATTGATCGCTGTGCCTGCTGTGACTCCAGCGGGAGCATTACCCTTCGACACATCGTGCTGACCGGTGATCTCCTCGATGTCGGCAAGAATAACTTCCTGCTGATTGATGTAGTACTGGGGCAGGGCGACGAGTGTCATAGGGACAGGTGGCTGGAAGCCCGGCCGATACTCAATCACGAGGCCCGGCTCGTTGGTGATCTTCGAAGGAACTACAGAACCACGCTGGGCGAGAAGCTGGGGCTTTGCCATCCGGCGCCCGGCCTCAGAAATATCCGTACGGAGCTTGTTGTACTCGCGCTGTAGCGGGATCACATCTGTCAGCGGAGTTTCGGCATAGAACGTAGCAGTAGGAATGTGCTCGAACTTCGTGAAGGGGTACTGCCCATGATCGTACGGCCAGCCATCGGACACCGACAGGCATACGTCATCAACCATGATGACCACTCCGCCATTGGGCAGGTGCTTGCATGTCGATGGCTTGATCCACGCCTCATAGAGTGTGACCGAATCCTTCGTGTTGGATGCTTCATTGAGGTTCAGCATCCTGTCGGTGAGCTGGTTATCCGACGAGCTTGAGGGTGAGACTGTGCGCCCATCGAGCTGCTTTGAGTAGTAGGTACTCACCCACTCTGCAGACTTTTTGTAAGCGTTGATGACGAACGGCTGATCTTCGATTTCCTGCTCGCGCAGATCAGGAATGAACAGGTTGAATGGGGTAACGCTACCGAAACGAATCATCCCCGGCTGGTCAGGATTCATCGGATCAACGCACGTGGTATCCCACCATGTTTTGATAAATCCGTTGCCTGTGATAATGGTCCACCACGCGGCTGCCGCATAGTGCGTGGAGTACTTCTGCGAGTCTTGAATCGACTCCCACGCCTGCTCAGCAGCATATGCAGCGCGCACGGCCTCATCCTCGGCGGATGCCGGAATGACTGTGGCACTTGGACTCTGGCTTGTGAACTTCGACAATTCTGTCCGCATGAAAGAGCGTGTGCGGTTGACGGTCTTTCGGTCGTAGTAATACGGCTTTTTCGGAACGAACAAACGCTCTCCGAACTGTCCGCCAAGAGATCGTGGTGTCAGTTCGGCCCAATGCTCCCCATTGACGAACGCCATGTTCATTGCCCATTGGGTCACTTTGGACTGTCGAGCGTTTTTGGCCTTTGTCTGCTGGTCATGCACCCATGCAACAAGCTTCTGTGCCTGCTCGCTCTGGACATCGAAGCCGGGGGCGTCTACCAGATCAATCGGGGAGGAAGTCGGGGTCGACACCGACGCTGCGTAGGAATTCGAGTCCTGCTTCGCCATCTGGTTCGTCCTCTGCTCCTATGCGGCTACGCATACGGATTCGCTCAAGTTCGCCCTCATCAGAAGGGTCGAATTGCTCGAAGCCTAGGCTATCACTGGAAGGGGTTGTCATCGCCTGAATCGCTTGGAACACTAACGGATCGCGGCTTGCGACCAGCCCGCTTAGCTTGTCCACTAGCGACAATTGCTGGCTCTGGTTCTGGTTGCTGCTCTCCAGCAGGAGTTTCATCTCCTGTTGATGCCGGTTCGACTGGCTCTTTAGCAACCAGCTCGACAACACTGTCACTATCCCCAGTAGCAGCAGCAAGAATGCCGCCAAGATCAGAAATGTAATCGCCAAGATGTTCAACTAATCCCTCTTTCAGAGCACGGCCGTAGCCCTCTTCGCGAGCCGCCTCTATCTCGTCCGTTCCTGCGATGTTCAGGTTGTCGAACAACCCGGCAACGTCTGCGAGCTGTCGCACTGTCTCAATCGACAGGTACAGCCTCCCATGCTCTGCAAAAGCAATATCAACGCCTGTGTCAATGAAAGGCCCATCAGGGCTTCTTGTAACCCAATCCACACCGGGAGCCGCAACAGCGGTCTGCATTACGTGGTATCGGCCACTAGGGTCATCAGCCATCAGTTTCCTCATATTCGTAGGTGACTTCCCAGCCGGGATCAGTGTCTTCGGCAAATGTCACATCATCGTCGTCCCTCAATTTCGCCATTACTTCGGCGTAACTGAGTGTGGTTGCCACCCTACCACTCTCGGTAAGCTCAGGTACATACCCAGCAGGCAATGGCTTGAGATCAGGCATGACCGTAGCAAAGTATCGAGCGCTGTCAAAAGCGTCATCGTCTTTCTTGTGAACCTCTTCGGGACCGTCCGTGTCGTAGCTCCGACTCAGGGTGCCGTGAGTAGCCCACTTCAGCTTTTTCATCTCGCGAATGAAGTTCGGGCAGTTTTCTGAAATCACCCACATGGGCCGCTTTAGACCGGCCGCACGATCCTCCTCCGACAGCCACGGAGAATCGTCACGAAGCTCGAAATACTGCAGCATCTTTTCGAGGCCGATCATTACATCCCGAGGGATGCCCTCAACTTGGATGTCGATCCCTCGAACGGCATACTCCATCAGGTAGCTCGTACCGGTAGTGCCATAGCGCTGTTTTCCGGCCGGGTCACCAACGCGCAAACCGGGGGCACGCCCCCACGCAGCTTCCTTCTGGTGCACCATCTCCGCAAACTGCGGAACTGTCAGCTCACTCATGTACAGCTCGCCAAAAGTGATGATCTGACCCTGTGGGCCAACAGCATGCCAAAGCCACGCCGTGGGGTGTCGGCGCCCAAAGTCCACGGAGCTGTACCACTCCCAGCCACGCGGAGGCACGACTGGAGGCACGACAAAACGGCTCGAATCGGCATTGATTTTGGGGAAGATTAGACCAGATCGAGCTACCCACGTTCCATGTTCACGCACCTCTCGCTCTTCCTTGTCCATCCCCGCCATGTAAAAGTCCATCTCCTCGGCGTCAGCTTCAATGTACGGATTCTGCTCGATCGACAAAGTGAACGTCTCGATGTAGACATGCTTCGGATTTTCAGGGTCAAGGCTCGGCTCCCAAAGTAGGTCGTAAGTCCACCCCATGCCCATGCTGGGAGTGGCCGCGATAACCCACAGGCCGTTGTAGTCCACGAGACGCATCATCGACTCGTTGAAAATATCCTGCGGGGGCTCCTCATCAAAAAAGATGATATGTCGGGGGACGCCACCGAGTTTCATCATGTCCATGCCCCATGTCACAAAGTCAATAGTCGTGCCGTTAGAGAGCGTCAAAATGAGGTTCTTAGCATCCCAGCTACGATCCCAGCTCTCGTCTTTGAGATAGGACATAGGCAGCCAGCGCTTGAGCTTTGGGAGAATGATCTGCTCGACACCCTTGGCAATGTCCACGACGACAAACCGAATTTGGATAGCGCCGTGCCCCCAGCTCGCCGGGCGCTCTTGATAGGGGTGCGTGTCTGTCGCCCACCAAATACACTCAACAACCTCAGCGTCTGTCTTACCGCCTCGGTTGCCTCCGGCGAGATATCGGCCACGCTTCGTAGATTTGTGAAAGCGCAACTGCTCGGGATAGTCCCGCTCACCATAATTGAGGATATTCGGATGGTGGATCGAATTATCGAGTGACGATAGCGCGAGCGAGAAAAGATCGCGCTGACTGTACTCAGGAATAGCGCGATTACGAGCAGGTGTCATGGAGTGCTCTGGTCAGTAGCGCCGAGCCTCACGAGAGTTGCAATCATTGACACCATCGCTACGTTTCCCCCTCGTGATCCTGAGATGGTAAAGCCTGACAAGATCAGCGGGCTCGTACCACCATCGTGGTTGTGGTTACCGGGACTGGCTTGCGTATTGCCGGGTCCGACAGTGTGATGCAGGGACTCCGGCCGGATGTCGGTATCAGCATTCGTATGAAGCTGGTCGACCTCAATAGCCGAAGGCGCAGACTGCGGAGCCTGCTGCTTGCCGGGGTCTGCGCCTTTCGCCACGGGTTATTCCTTGGGCGCGTTTGTGGTCTGGTACACGCCGAACGCTGTGCCTGCAGCCGTCAACAGCAAGGTGACGATCTGGCACACGATCTTGACTGTCGGGTCAGGAATGATCCCCTCGACACCTACCGCCACGGCAAGAATCGTAGCAATAGCTGCGCCGACAACGGCTTTCGTAGACTTCGTTGGGTTCATGATCTATCTCGCTTTCACAATGGTCTTGCCGATGCCCGAAGCGGGCTGGACATAGAGATGTCCGTTCGGTTGAAGGATAACGCGCTCGCCCGGCTTTGCATACTTTCCGCCAGTCGTCCGAGAATTCCATAGGGCAAATCGCTTGCCCTTCTTGTCGAATCCGTAGAGCACGAAATTGCCGTCAGGCTGAAGGACAGCATAGGTCTTGGCGTGGTTGCCAACCTTGGCAGCCTGAGCTGCGCTCGTAGCCCAGATCAGCTTTCGGCCAGCGGCGTCATATCGCATTTCTACGAGTATCGAGTTAGCGCCAACCGTAAGTCGATACGAGCCATTGACAAGATAGTCGTTAGGCCACATTACCTGCCCCTGCAGAAGGTCGTAACCAAACTTGGTAGGAGGCAACGGAGGGCTCGGGGTCACGGGCGGGGGCTTGATTACTGTCGGAGGCTTTACTTCTGCTGGAGCAGCGGGAACCGCCTTCTTGAGAATGTGGTTACCGTGACGAGGTGAGTGACCGCGCCAATGCTGGGCCGGGAAACGTCGAGAATATTCCGTAAATGACACCTCTCCGACACCCGAGCCGGGGAACATGGTCGATGCACAGATCATCCAGCCGGGACGAGTGACAAGCCCGACATGGTTGGTCCAGTATACGAAATCACCTTGCTTGGAAGTCTCAGGTCGTGGATCGAGCCCTCCCGAAGCGTTCCCGGCAAGAGCTGCACTTTCATAGGCATCCGTGCCGAATAGACCAGCGTTGTTCATAAGCTGTTCGCACCACGATCGACCGGCAGGAACACCCGCCCACGGCCCACCCTGATGCTTGGTCGGATGTGCCTTGATCCATGCAATCGCCTCGGCATACGTGCGAGGCCCCTCAACTACGGCCATTTTCGTGCCTCCTTAGAGATCAGTAATTCCAAAAAATTTGACAGTGCCTGTCATCGCTGTGCCCGATGTCGAGACGATCTTTATCCCGTCATATGCCGCTGTAAGTCGATGAAGAAAACCCTTCTGTGCAATGACGTTGGATATTCCAGCAGCCATCGGGTTTGTGAGCCCAAGCACATTAGCCATGCCTTGGGTGCTTGCTGCTACAGCAGGCGAAAAGAGAGTCAGCTCGCCTACATGCTTACGGCTCGATGCACTAGCTCCAATTGACCAACTTCCTGCAGCAAGCGTTTGGCCGCCGACAGCTCCTGCAGAACTGGTCGAGTTGGCTGTTACATCATAGTTTCCCGTGGTGTCGACAACAGTGGCCGCTACGAGCTGGGCGTTCACTGAATCTACAGCAGCTACGTCAAGTGCGTACACCACCCGGTACTGGTTGAAATTACTGGTAAACACCCCGTTGGCAACCCCGCCCACCGTGTTCGCGGCAAAGGTCATGGTGTTTCCGACGAGGGACGCGAGTGCACCGGTCACGCTCGTTGGCCGAATTGGGGTCCAAGCCAGCTTTGCCTGCCACGCTGTACCGTTGTACTCGAACAGCGCGTTGTTCACATCGGTCTGGAGAGACTGGGCGCCGTTGATGAGGTAGGCACCCGCAGCCTTGGCAAATTCAGTAGTTCGTGCAGCGGAGTTAGCGAATATTCCGGGGGCTATCTGCACCCACGTGGTGTTTGCCGAGTTGCGCATGAACGCCCAGCCGAGCGCCGATCGAACATTCACCACGTCTCCCGGCAATGCATCGACAATCCCAGCCAACGAGTCCAAGTCGGCAATCGAATAATCCGTCGAGCCACCGCGCTCGGCGCCGGGAGCCAACCACTGCCCGGCCGCGTTGTTCCAAATCCTGATACGTGTGGTATCAGATTCGTAGATAGGCAAACCATCGTAGGGAGTGAGCGGTCTTGTCCCCGACGTGACGTTGCGGAAACCTGTGCTCAGGTCAATGAGATCAAAGTTTGAGTTGAGACGGTCGATGTCGGCAATCTCATCCGGCGTAATCAATCCAGAAAGGCCACCTCCCGGCTTGTACAACTGCAGCTTTGTAGTCAGTCCGCTCATGGTTATCCCTCCAGTGCCTGCAGTGATCCAGCGTACAGGGCCACATCAGCCATGATCGCCTTTCTAATCTCTGGATTTGTCTCGTGTCTAATCAGCGCCTCGATGAACTTCATCACGACAGTCCGTGCATCCTCGACCTGCCGGGCTGCCGGATCGTACCGGCCGCTCATAGCGAAGTGCAGCTCGATCGCGCGCATGTTCCTCGCCTCGACCTCGCTCAGGAAAGCAATCATTGCCATCGGTGCGGATGCCTCGAACATCGCCTCGGCACGCTTGGCGTAGGTTGCGCTGAACAGCGGCTGCTTCATCCACGCCTCGTACTTGGCGAACGGAATGCCCAGCTCTTTCATCTTGGTCGCCGTCGAGCGCCTGTCACTCGGATCGAGCAGCTTTAGTAGCGCGTACCCCTGCTCCTGCGTGAGGCCCGGATTCTCGCCCCACTCGACACCCCGATACTGGAGGGCCGTCTTGAACTCGTCGGTGAGGAAGAGACGGGCATAGACCTCTTTTTTGATCTTCGGCCAGAAGAGGTAGCAGTCGTCCACTGAGGGGCGAAATCCGTTCGCACGGTAGGCACCGTCAGCAGCAGCCACAGCATTACGAAAAGCAAGATCAGTAAAACCACTAGGGGTCGCAACGCGCTGGAAACGCCCGTCTGCGTTGCGTACTGCAATGGCCTTGTTCTGAATAACGATCTCATCATCAGCCATGATATTTCAGTCGCCAATCCGACTGCAATTTCTGCAGCTCTTCGAGGTGAGCAACCTCAGCCTCACACAGTGCATCGTGGATCACTGTCGGCATGGAATGGGTCACCCCAGTCGTGTAGCGGAGTACCGAACTCGCCGGTACCTTGAGCGTCTTACAGAAGCTCTGAACGGAGCCGGTCGTCGCCTTGATGTAAAAATGGAAGGGACTAAGGCTGGCTGTCCGCTGTTGGGGAGGCAGTACATTGAAAACGTCGTGCGCAGCACGTCTTGCGGCGTGTTGATGAGCTTCATAGGCAGCACCCAGCGTTGGTACTCCCCAGCCTGCTCGTAAGATTGCTTCAGCCGGGACACCCTTTGCGTGACACTCTTCACCGATCGCCTGCCGTTGGTACTCACTGAGCTGTACATACTGTGCCGTTTCTATGTACGTAAGCGTGGTCTTGGCTAGCTCATACTTCTTAGCGAAATCTCGTGTTGAAATACCACAAGCCATGCGAAGAGCGCGATACGGATTTTCACTCAATTGTTCATTACCGAGCATTATGCGCTTACCCCTGAGTCCCCTGCCGACAGTGCTTCTTCTGGCGTGTCGCGGAAGTCGAACCACCCACCGTCGTTGATGTAAATGGTCTGGCCGATCTCGACAATGTGGGTCGTTCCGTGGGTGTTCAGGTACAGCCGTTCGAAACCCGGCGCCCGGTCCGTGGTCTGCGCCGAGGCAAGGCTCTGCCCGGTCGGGCTCAGCGAGTTGATCCACTCGACCATTGACCCATCGTTGAGGTTGTCCAGTGTCAGCTCGTTCTCGTTGACATTCATGTGTCAAAACCCCTCAAAGTTTAGGTGCCCGTTTTCGGCTTCTTGCGATGGGCTTCGCTCAATGACCCTCAAGATTCCAAGATGGTGGCCTGTTCCCCTGACTGGACTCGAACCAGCTTCTGCCGTGGTCACGCAGTTCATTCGCCCGCGCTACAGGGGAGGTGTTACTTGACGATGATGTTTTCGCCCTCGTCATCCTTGGTCAGGCTCTTCAGCCCGGTCAGGATCGTGCCGAGGCTGTGCGCCTTCTCCACCGACGTGATGATCGCCGCGTCGCCCACCCAGCCGAATGGCTTGATCGACACCCGCTCGGTGCCCAGCAGCTCAGTCACCGTCACGCTCCACTCGGGCGGTACGTATTCCTGAGTTTCCGGGTCTTTCTTGGCTGCCCTCGGCGCGCGCTTTGCCTTCGCACTCGGCGTCTTACCGGCCGGTTTCGACACCACCGGTTCTGCCTTGGTTGCCTCGGGCACGGATGTCGGTTCTGGCTTTTTGACTTCTTCTTTGTTGGCCATCGCTGGCCTCCTTTCGCTTTGTCTTCAGATTAGCGCGTTGCGCCCTGTGTGGGCGGTGGAACTAGGTTGTCCCGGCTCTCGCCACAGTCGTAGCACTTGTACGTGCCGTCCGGCTGCCTCCACCAATCGTGTTCGTGGTCGTGTGTTTCCATTGTCAGCTTCTCTCATCGACGTGGTTCAGGATGTAATGCTCAGCGAAATCTGCATGGCTGGTAAATTCATCCCCGCACCTGCACATCAGCATCTGGCTTCCGTCCTCGTGTGTCGTAATCAACGCCTTGACGACCAGCCCCCAACTTCCGTCTTTATGGATCACGACCTTGGCGTTCATGGCTGCTGCACGTAAATCCAACTGTGCAGGCAGTCCGTGTGCGGCAGACAAATTCCCGAGCCCGTTGTCACAGGGTACGTTGGCACGAACTCGAACGGGCTTGGGCCTTGCGTGTGCGTGGAGGGCGCCACCGCTGTGACGAACACCAAGACCAGCGATGCCAGTGTCAAAGCCAGCATGGTCAGCATCACAATCGTCACGGTCTTTTGCCCCATCGTGGGGTCGGGGTCGTAGTCCTTCATCACACTGCCTTCTTCGATTTGGCATTGCCTGTATTCTCGTCGGGCCATTGCCCATTTGCCAGCCATTCGGCAGTCATCGACAGCGCGTGTCGAGATGCTCCAATGCCGAGCGTGTGCAGTGTGGCAAGCCGTCGTGCCTCTGCCAATGCTTCTTGGTCGACACCTGCCAGCGCTTGCTGCGTTCGTGTCAGCGCAACCGCAACCGCGTTACGCTCGCTCACCAAGTGATCGATCGTGGCCTCGTGCTGGAGGATGACCAGTTGCTTGTTCGACAGTGCCACGTTCAAGGTGTCGATCTCTTCTGCCAGCTTTTTCTTGCTGGGCTTTCCGAACAGCTTCATTTCGACACCTACCTCGCCGTATCCAGAGTGATCATCCCACCAGGGCTCATCGTGGCCCCGGTGATGTCTCCAGCGGCTTTGTAGTCAATGCCTTGGAGTGCCAGCTCCTTGTGCATCGAGCCGACCAGCGCATACAACGCATCCAGTGCCTCGTGCGTTTTGGGCAGCTCGATCGTCGTGCGGGTATTCGAATACCCCGAGTAGCGGCCAGTCAGCGTGACCCTCTTGGCACTGACCACCGCTACAAGATCGTGCAATTTGACGTCATCCAACTTGACCGCGTAACTCGCGGTTCTGCGCTCAGGCGTGATGTGGATGTTGGGGACTACTTCAGTCATGGTGTTCCAATCTGTTGGGTCGAGCTTAGCAGGATGAGCTTACCATCGCAATAGCTTGAGCTTACCAGAGGGCAGAATTCAGGGATGGGAGACACCCGATGCTGGAAGCAAATGGACGTTTCAACCGTGCAACATCAATTGATTGAATTGAATCAGTCGGCACAATGTCGACGCTTGAGAAAAGGATTGAAGCAATGACTGAGACAATGACAACTGCTACACCCCGCTATGTCGAGCACACTCCCGCCGAACTGCGCCGCAATCTGACTGACATTGCCAACTACGCCCGCAACTACTTCCCGCACGAGGGTGAGGATTGGTCAGGGCTCAACAGCTGGTGGGCCAACCCTGACAGTCGAGAGACCATTAGGCGGGGTAGCGGCCTCACGGCACGCCTGATTGAGGCGGCCTACTACGAGAACGACCAACGTGACGCGATAGTCCTCAACGAGCTGCGCAGTGAGCCGCACTTCTCGACCGATGAGGCCAATGACATCGATCAGGTTATTCACGACGAGTTCCCCGGCCCTATCCCGGACAACAAGATGGCCAAGCTTCGCGCACTGGCACAGGAGCGCGTCGACCTTCGGGCAACCGTGGCTCGCTTGACAGCAGCAGTGACAGAGGCCAACAACCGAGCATTGACGGACATCACGGACGGGCAGGACGAACGCATTCGCGACCTCATGTACAAGGCAGCGGTTGAGGCTGACGAACGCGGCTACTGCGAGGTGTACGACTCCATCGCTTCAGCCGTGGGCCTGTGGAACCGGGATGACCTCGGCCTGAGCAAACGTACCTACGTGTTTGATCTCACTGCCACAGTCAACCTAACGCCGGATGAGGCTGACGGGATGACTGGCTATGACCTCGTGAGAGACTACCCCACATCGATCGAGGTTACCGACTATCAGGAGTCGTAGTCATGGACACGCTGGCACCCCATCGCTGGGAACATGCCCGGCGAGAACTGCTCATCCAAACCGGCCGGACAACAGAACAGGA